CGATTTTAACTTGTAGGCTCACAGCTTTCTTTTCTTTTGCAGGGGCATCCTTCACTTCATTAATCAATTTAATAGTTTCAGATTGGTTCAACTCTGCATTTCTTGCATTTTCTTTAGCATCAGTATCTATTTTATTTTGTGTAGTTTGCATTTGCTCTAAATATATTTCCATTCTAATGTTACTTACACCTTGCTGTGCAATTAAAATTGCTTGCTCTTTTGCAACTTGTTTTATATCTGTTACATCCGTTTTTAAATGTTCTACGTCTGAATGTAAAACCTCAATACTTACTTCTGCCATAATTGCTACGCCTCCCAAATATTGTGTGTATACTTTGTTATCTGAAAGGATTATAATAAATTCATATAATCTCTTTTGGATTATTAGAATGACCTATGGAGTGCCTTGAAACTGCTCTATGGGTCATTCGCTTATGTCTTTGTTCTTATGTCGAGTTTTATGTTACCACCACCAGAACCAGAAGAACATTTTTTTCACCTTCTCCTTTTTACATTTAAAAAACACCCTGTTAAGAGGATGCTATTGGATATTGATTTATTGGTGTAATTGGAATTAATGCTAATATTACAGGATCCTTTGTTATATCTATTTTAAAAAGTATCGCATTTTGAAGCATATAATCATCTACTGGGAATACCGAGCAATCAATTATAGTAGATAAATCTGCATTATTTTTACCAAAAACCATTGCTTTCTCAACTATTCCAGTCATGCAAGTATATAAATTGCCTGTACTTTTAAAATAAAATATTGTCATGTTTGCGTTCATTTCTGCTATTGTTGGCATATAAAAACCTCCTTTAAGCTATTGCTATCCATGAAAGACTTATCCATGCAGCTCCATCACTCATTGAATAGTTACACCAGCCATTATAAGTAAATGAAGGATTAGCACCTGTAGTAACTACTCCTAGTTGAGCATATGCACCAGAACAAGTCCCTGAAGTTGAACTATCAAATGCTGTTAATTGCACTATCACTTGAATATCAGGCTTGTTTGCAAACTCTGAACCAAGTGGCTGAGTTTGCCAAATCGTTGTTTGGACTGGATTTATATTTCCAGATTGCATTAAATAATGATATTCTTTCCCTGTACCACCTATATAACGATTAAATCCATTCGCATCAATTAAAGTATAACTTCCGTCACTATGAGTTATTTTTAAAAAACCTTCATCAAGATTAAATTCAGCACAGCCACCTAACATTTTCCCGGCAATAATACAATCTGCAATGAAGCCTTTTCCAGTTCCAAAAGTTTCATAAACCCATTGGCTATTAGTCTTAACACTAGCTATCTCAAAGCCACTAGTACCAATACACATAGCACCATAAGTAGGACTTGTAATGTCGTTATCTTCAAATAATATAGCCTTTTCAGTTTGAGTTTCAGCACTTGACGATAAAGCTTGAAAAGTAGCCTTTGTAGCATCTATAATTCCTTGAACATTACTAGCCTTTATCTTTCCATCATTTGTCATATTATTAGCCATGTTACCCAAAACAGTTACAATATTGCCTTTGAAGTTGCCCAGTTCAACTTTGTCATATATCCATATCCCATTTACATATCTTTTAATTGTTTTAATTACCTCTGCTTTAATATCTAAATTTAATTTATCATACCGAATGGTTACTGTGTCACCATCTACAACGCTTTGTAAAATAGCATAATTTTTGTATTCTACCGTTTTACTTAACTCAACAAAGTCCACTGTATAATTAACAATTGGTATATCTATTTTATTGTCTGACATATATTGTATTGCTGTAGCTCTTAAAGTTGCTGCATCTATAATGTCACTAAAGTCAATAGTTTTAACTTTGGGATGTGGATAGGAATTAATGTATTGGCTATCTATATATTTTTCTGTTAAAAGCAGTCCTTCTTTACCTACTGGCATAAGCCTAGTACATACATTATCTTGATCTAAAATATCAGTAATACCTATTAAATTTTTGCCACCCATAATAAGAACACCGTTATCATTACCTCTATGCTGCCATAAACCAATATTGAAATTATCCCTGACAAGTTCACCTTTACAAGTACTAATAATACTATCAGTTCCCATAATTGAGTCGACTACATTCTTTCTTATAAACTCATTTGTGATATTGTTTGTAACATCACCATTACAAGTAAATAGGTGAGCATACTGTGTACTACTAAGCATATATTGAAGTGCGTGTAATCCAGTAAAATTTAATATATTGCAATCTGCTAAAAAATTATCAAGTAAATCATAAAATATATGTCTTGCAGTAACAATTATACTGCTCATATTTCTTTTGACATTATAAATTCTAAAAGGTTGGTTATCTGCAAATATAATATAATCCTTTTGGATATAACCAAACTTAGGTGATAAGTTCGCTTTTCCCCTAGTGCCTACAATAGCAGCACCAACTAATAAACTTTTAGAACATGGAATAATACTATCGATTAATACAGGCGCTTCAATTGGATATTCAATAGCACATTCATACATTCCGTTTAATTCTTCCGTAATTATGCAAGAAATACAATTATTTAATGGAATTAAACCATTAGTGCTAAAATTTGTGTCAGTAGGTAAAAAAAGTTTAATCATTGTATCGCCCCTTTAACACTTGATGCAATATAGTAATGCTATATTTTTAGGCCTTGTTTCTGTTCCACCTGCCGAAGCCGTTGCTGCAAGCGATACACCAGCCCCTGCTGCTAAATTAGCTGATGCACCCGCTATTAGGTTGCCACCAAATCCTAATGGATGTGCATGTGCCTTTAAATCATCTGCTTGCGTACTACCAAACACACGACTTGTATCTACTCCTGCTCCATCATCATAACCTCTTACAAACTGTCCTCTCATATCAGGTAATCCAAAAGTTGTGCTTCCATCTCCTGCACCAAAAGTTGTACCTATTGCAGCGAATAAATTTGCATAAGTTACTCTTGATATTAAAGCACCATTACATTTTAACCAACCACTATCAGGTGTAGACATTGCGAATTGCATAACTGCACCTGGAGGGCATAGAGCAATACCTTGTGTTTTATCCATTTTATTCAAATCATTATTAAAAACACCTTGTTCAATGTTGTTCATATTAACACTAGATAATGGTGTAGTTCCATCAAGCCAAATGGTCTTATTATAACTCATATACTTACCTCCTTAAATAAAAAAGCACCCTTGCAGGTGCATTAATTTGTTATATTCTGTTTTTACGATTAACGTATCTTTTTATCCTAAGGCGAATTAATTAAATCAGTTTAATTTCCTTAGTAATTTTAAACGTTTGATAACACTTATAACATTTTACTTGTATTTCACATTTAAAAACATCGCCATTTACTTTTTTTATTATCAAAATATCTCTTCTAATATTACCACGTCGTTCTTTAAATTTACTATTATCCAATTCAAATTCTTGTTTATTATTGCAAACTGGACAAATGGCACTCTCTAATGTAATCATTTTTGCCTCCTAATTATACTTAATCACTTTTGATGGCATCCCAACAGATGTTGTATTACCATCTGTATTTTTTAGAACAACTGCACCTGCACCAACTATAGCATTATCCCCTATTGTGACATGTGGAATAATTTTTGTTCCGGTTCCAATATCACATTTACACCCTATATTTACATTCCCTGAGATATTAACACTTGGTAAAATAGTTGTAAAATCTCCTATTATAGAATTATGCCCAACTGTAGAGTCTATGTTTAAAATTACATGTTTCCCGATTTTTATATTTACCGTAATGATACATCCTGCACAAATTATGCTTCCTTCTCCAATTTCATTGTACTTAGATATTTGCACATTAGGATGTATTAAAATAGCAGGCTTAATATTAAAATTTTTAATTAATTGACTAAACTTTTCTTTTAAACCAGGAGAGCCTATAGCACATATATAATATAAATTATCATTTGTATTTTCTTTTATCCATTCAAATGTTCCTAATATTTTTTTACCATTTAAATTTTTACCAATATTATCTGTATATTCTTCAATATATCCAAGTAAGTTCCACTCTGATTTTTTATCATTAATATCTTCTATTAGCCAAGCTACTTCTCTTGCAAACCCACCAGCACCCAATATTACAATGTTTTTCATAAAAATCTCCTTTTTATAACCATTATAACATATATTGCTATTAATCCTTATATTATCTGCTTCAAAAATTCCATCTACTAAAGTATATGAGTCCTCAATAGATCGAACACCCATAAGTTTATTAGCAATTTCAAATGCGAAGTTAATTAAATATTAATTTATAAGTAAACGAATTACTACTTGCAGTATTATTTTGTATCTTTAAAAATCCACCTTCAAAATAAATATTTATTTTATTTGCTGTATCTTTTATAATCGAAGCTGTTCCAAGTATTATCCCATTTACACCACCCCATGTTCCTAATGATATTAGATTATTTGATCCTCCTGTAATATTAGACAATGACAATATACAATCACAAGGTAGTATTTTTGTTGTATATACTGTTGATGCAGGTATTGTAAATAATAACATTCCTTTACCTCTAATTTGCACATATGAAGGTAATTCATTTACATATGCAGTTTCATCAATAATTGAACCAGGACTTAGTGCACTATCTTTGTTCAGAGTTATAAAGTTTATACTTGTATAGTTATTTTTAGTCATTAATATACAATTTGAACCATTTGAATTTTTTAAATCTTTACAATATATTATAGATGAATATTTACTTCCACTTTCGGCAAAATAATTATTAGATATATCTAAACCATATAAATATTTATTTGTTGTTGTCGTACCATCAACACCCGTAAAAATGCCAATTACAGAAGCGTTACTTGCTACCGCACTTGCATTTAACTCAAAATAGTTATTATTAATTGAAGAACTATAACAACTTTTTAAAGTATCAAGCAAATCTTCTGATACTGATACACCATAATTTAAATTTGCTTGAATGGTATTTTTTTCAACAATAACATTATTTCCAAAGAATAATATACCATTGTTGCAATACACTATATCATTGTGATGTATCCATATAGCATTTATTTGTGTTACATGTGCGTTATATCCATACTGCATATTTATTCCATCACCAACACAACCACGAATAAAACAACCTTTTATTTCTACATTATTTACATGCCCAAGATGACCTCCATGTATTCCATGTCGACCAAAATATTCAATTGCACACCTATCAATTATACAACATGCAGGATTAAGACCAATAAATTCAATTGCATCTTGATTAGGCATTGTAATATTACCCTTTAAAAATATATTTGATATTAATATATCTTCAACGTTACCTATTATAATACTACTTGTGTTTGAATTGTTCTGAAGAATTGAATTATCATAATTTCCAGTTAATTTTGAATTAAGTTTTAAAACTAATGACGTATGAATAAATGTGCCCTTTGGAATAAATACATCATCTTCATTCGTTATAGCTGTCTGTAATGCACAATGATCAATTTCATCTGTTAGTGCTACAGCACAAGGATATTTAGCCTGTGCAAGTGCTAAAGTCGCATATTTACTTGATAATGGATGATTTAATCCATCACCTATAGCACCATAAATAAATTTTAATTTTAATTGGTCTAAAAAACTATGTTGTGTCGTGTTATCTGCCAAAGATGCGGTAATTGTATCGTAATTTTGTTTATTTATAGGTTTCATATTAAAACCTCCGTTTCATTGTTAATATTTGTAAATTGAGGATTGAAGTTGTTGCATCTTTTTATCCTGTTATGCATTAGCCGATACTACTACATTAAAGG